TAAGTGCTGGAGGTACTACAGGTTTTACAACAAATAGTGAAAGAATGGATGACCTTGTACGTTTTGCAGCAAATGTTACAAGAAGTGGTGCAGATATGTCATCAGGAACAATTTATCAAGTTGAAGCAGATAATAATACAAATATGAAATTAACATTAGATGCAGAATTATAGAGGATAATATGAAAGTAACAAATGCTAAATATTGGAAATATCCTTTAACTGGCAAAGTAACACATATTTTTTGCACTATTGAAGGAAGAGAGTTTCAACAACAAGTACCAATAGATGACACAAATACAGATTATCAAAACATCAAAGCACAAGTAGACGCAGGAACTTTAACTATAGAGGAGGCAGATTAATGAGAAGCGGACAACCAATGCTCGTATCAGATGACGAGGACAATAAACCAAGTATAACAATGCACAACTCAAAACTAACTCACATAATTGCTCTTATGGATGAAGTTGAGTGTTTAAAAGATGAAGTACGACCAAGTGGTTCTGGACATATCTATACTACGATTAACACTTTAGAAAACAGAATAAAGAGACTAAGAAAAGAATTAGAACAAGAGAATGAGGATTACTGCTAGTGTTAGGTGCTTCAGCAATATGTGAATATAGTATTGCCGATCAAGGTATTTTACTTGCTGGAGTTTCTGAACAAACAGCACTAGGTGTTAAGACATCTGTTGGTGTAGGTATTATGTCTGGAGTTGCTAGTATTAGTTTTAATAATACACAAACCAGTGCTGGTATTTATATTACAGGTGGTGCAAATGCAGAGTTAAGTTTTAATAATACACAAACAAGTGCAGCAGTAGAAGTAAAAGGATTAATTTTAGCTACAGAAACTCTTGATGTAGTGACAGCATTTACAAAAACCTCTGATGGGATTATGATAAGATCAGGTGTTGCAAGTAAAGATTTAAATATGACACAATCATCTATAGGAGATATAAAATTTGTTGAAGTTAATGCAGGAGTTAGAATAGTAATTGTAAATGGTCAAGAAACAGAAGTTCCTTCAAAAGAAGATTGGTCAAATGTAAATACAACTGCTAATGATGAATCTGGTAACTGGACTAGTGTTAACACAGGTTCATCACAGTCTTGGACAGAAATACAGTGAGGTAAATATGGCTAGTACATATACAAATGGTGGTATAGAAAAGATAGGTTCTGGTGAACAAGCTGGAACTTGGGGTAATACCACAAATAACAATTTAGATATTATAGATAATTCTATAAATGGAGTAAAAACTCTTACTTTAACTGGCACTACAGATACTTTCACAGTTACTGATGGAACTGTATCAGATGCTGGTGCTAAAGTTTTAGTATTAGGAGGTTCGCCTTCTGGAACTCATACTCTTACACTTGCTCCAGAAGATGCAGACAAAGTTCATTTGGTACAAAACGGAACAAATCAAACTGTAAATATATCTCAAGGTAGTGGTGCAAATGCTGTTTTAGTTGCTGGAGAAATAGCGTGGATATTTTGTGATGGAGCAGGATCGGGTGCTGCTGTTACAAAACAAGATATTACATCAACACCTGCTGCTTTTTCTGTTGGCACAAATTTAACTGTTGGTGATAATGTTTCTTTAACATCAGATGCGGCTGTCTTAAACTTTGGTGCAGACAGTGACGTAAATATTACTCATGTACATGATACGGGTTTGTTGCTAAACGCAGCAAGAGAATTAAGATTTAGGGATGCTGATTTAAAAATATTATCTTCGGCTGATGGACAGCTAGATATAGGAGCCGATACAGAGATAGCAATAACAGCACCAGTGGTAGACATTGATGCGTCAACTTCTGTTAATATTAGCAATGATTTAAAACTTGATAGCGATAGTGCCGTAATAAGTTTTGGTGCAGATTCAGAAATAACTCTTACTCATGTTGCAGATAGTGGTCTAACACTTAAACACGCAGCAAGTGGTGATGATAAATTTCCTACAATTAGTTTAGCGGCTGGTGATAATGATATCGCTCTTAATGACAAATTAGGTGTTATTAATTTCATAGCACCTGATGAAGGTGCAGGAACCGATGCTATTACAGTTGGTGCAGGTATTGAAGCTATATCAGAAGGTGACTTTAGTTCATCTGTAAACTCAACAAAACTAAGTTTTAAAACAGCAGAATCAGGTGCTGCTACAGAAAAAATGACCTTAGGCTCTAGTGGTAATTTAGTAGTGACAGGCACAGTCACAGCGAGTTCATTTACAGGTGTTAATAGTATAGGCATGAGTGCTAAAGTCACTGTTGGATCAAGCACAGCAGCACTTACAGCTTCTGTTAATGTCACTAGTGTTTCAGATAATGGAACAGGAGACTTTACGATTAATATTGACACAGATTATCTTAATGACCATTATGCTGCCACAATCACTACATTTGATAATGATGGAACAAATAGAAACGTAGGAGATAATACTGTACACGCTCAAGCAGCAGGCACTCTTCAAATAAAAACATATAGAGCCACACCTTCAGAAAGTTCACAAAGAGGCACTTTTGATCCTGATGGGTTTTTTGTAATGAGTAACGCTCAAACAACATAGAGGATAATCAATGCCCTTAACTAAACTACAATTTAAACCTGGCATAGTATCTGATCTTACATCTTATACTAACGAAGGTGGTTTTGTTGATGGCAATTTAGTTAGGTTTAGATTAGGTTTTCCAGAAAAGTTTGGCGGATGGGTAAAACGAACATCAAACACATATCAAGGTAAAGCTAGACGATTACATAATTGGGTTGCTTTAGATGGTTCTGATTTTCTTGGTATAGGCACACATCTAAAATATTATATTGAGCAGGGTAATACATTTAATGACATCACACCTATAAGAGTTACAACAAGTGCTGGCGATGTTACGTTTGCTGCGACTAACGGATCAACAACTATTACTGTTACAGACCCAGCACATGGTGCAAACGAGAATGACTTTGTTACGTTTTCTGGTGCGGCTAGTTTGGGTGGTACTATAACAGCCACAGTTTTAAACATAGAATATCAAATAGTATCTATTATAAGTTCCAATACATACACAATTACCTCTGCCGTTGCAGCAAACGCATCTGATAGTGGTAATGGTGGTAGTAGTGTTGTAGGTGCTTATCAAGTAAATACTGGTACAGATACAACTGTTGGTGGTACTGGTTGGGGTGCTGGACAATGGAGTGGTACAACATCAGGTGCTTTGGCAACACAACTTAACGAAGCCTTAGATAATAGCGAAACTGCTATTGATGTTGATGATGAAACGGGTATGAATACAGCTAATGATGTCATACTAGTTGAAGAAGAGTTAATGCTTGTATCAGCAACCACTGATGACAACACAATGACTGTAACTCGTGGACATAGTGGCACGACTGCCACTACACACGCAGATAATACTTTAGTTAGATTAGCTGTAGGTAATGCTATAGCCACAGATGATTTTGTTGGTTGGGGTAGTGCAGCTTCTGTGACTGTAACTGGTAATCAAATAAGGTTGTGGTCACACGACAATTTTGGTGAAGATTTAATAATTAATCCTATTAATGGTGGTTTGTTTTACTGGGATAGAACAAATGGTTTTGCAAGAGCTATAGAATTAAGTGCTACAAGTACATTTTCTGGTGAAACTAGTGTTCCTCAAGTAGCAAAACAAATTATAGTATCAGATCAAGATCGACATTTAATAGCTTTTGGCTGTGATGGTTTTGGTGCTAATTCATCTGCAACACAAGGTGATGGTGTGCAAGATCCACTGCTTGTAAGATTTAGCAGTCAAGAAAACCCAGTTGATTGGTTTCCCACAGCTACAAATACAGCAGGTGATTTAAGACTTGGTGGTGGGTCAACCTTTGTACAAGCGGTAGAAACAAAACAACAAATACTTGTATTTACTAATAAAACATTACACGCAATGAAATTTATAGGTCCACCTTTTACATTTGGTTTACAAGAGCTTTCTAAAAATATAACAATTATGTCTCCTTTTTCTGCCATTGCTGTGGAAGATGCTGTTTTTTGGATGGGAGTAGATACTTTTTATGGTTATTCTGGTGGTCAAACTGTTCAGTTACCATGCACAGTTAAAGATAAAGTGTTTTTAGATTTTAATTTAGAAGAAAAAGATAAAGTTCATGTTGGAGTTAATTCTGAGTTTGGTGAAATAATTTGGTTTTATCCAACAGCAGGACAAACAGAAGTTGACGCTTATGTTGTTTATAATTATTTAGAAAAAATTTGGTATTATGGAACATTGTCACGAGATGCGTGGTTAGACAGAGGTATCAGAACTTTACCTATGGCAACAGGTTCATCATTATTATATAACCACGAGTCAGGTTTTGATGATGATGGTAGTGCCATGACATCTTTTGTAGAATCTGCACCAACGGACATTGGAGATGGTGACAAGTTTTTCTTTTTAAAACAAGTTATACCCGACATTACATTTAATGGCTCTACAGCAACCAATCCATCTGTAGCATTTACTATGAAAGCTAGAGACAATCCTGGTGCAGCACCAAGAGACGATCAAACAACACAAGCTACAACCACAAGAAGTGCAACTAGTCCAGTAGAACAATTTACGGAAAAATTAGATTATAGATTGAGAGGTCGGTCTTTTAGTTTAAGAATAGATTCAACGGCTTTAGGCACTAAATATAAATTAGGTTCGCCAAGAGTGGATTTACGACCAGATGGTAGACGATAATGTTAATTACGAGTATTCCACAATATATACAAGGACTTACAAACGCAAAGCTTGATTTAACAACTACTAATCTTACGACTTTGTACACAGCACCAAGTGGAGCAGATTTTAATGCGTCTGTTGTAAATTCTATTTTAGTATCAGAAGATTCAGGTAATGCCGATACTATAACTGTTACCTTAACAGATACGGCATCTGCTGCATTTAGTTTGTTTAAAGTGAAAGCAGTAGGTGCAAATACTACTATTGAGTTATTAACACAAGACTTAATATTACAAAGTGGAGAGATATTAAAAGTACAAGCAGCAACGGCAAATAGATTGCACGTTGTAGCAAGTATTCAAGAACTATCTAAGACAAGAGTAACGACAAGTGCAACAACACAGATTTAAAAGGCATATAGACGAAATTAACAAAATGATATAAGGTTACGTTATGAGTTTAGGAAGATTATTAAAAGATATAGCACCTGTTTTGATTGGAGCTACTTTCGGACCTGGCATTGGAACTACATTACTAGGACCTTCAGCAAGTCCACTTGTCAGTAGAGCTATCACAGGAGCTTTGACATCAAAGATAATGGGTGGCAAAAACAAAGATGCTCTTAGAAATGCTTTTATAACAGGTTTAACTGGTGCTGCTTTTGATCGTTTTGGTGGTGGTGAACAAGCTATTGGTCAAGGTGGAGAGGGAACAATTGTTCGTAGTGGAGCTGGAAAAACTCCTCCCCCCAACCCTGATATTGCAAAAAAGATGGGTGTAAGTAGTGTGCCAACGGAACAAGCATCACAAAAAATAGCTGAAACTTTTAAGCCAAGAACTTTTAGTGCTGAACTGCTTAAATCTTCTGGTGTTGGTGGAGATAATCTTTTAGCAAGATTACTTAACACACCATTAGGTGAGGGTTTGACAGCAGGTTTACTGGCTCAATTACTGTCTGGTGGAGATGAAGATGAAGACACAAGAACATCATTTGAAAGAAGACCTTTTGGTTCAGGCGGACCTGGCGGTAGACTAGGTGGCATTACGTTTGCCAAAGAAGGTGGAGAGATGGGATTTCCAAGACGTAATGGTGGTATAGATCCATCAGAAGGTTCTGGTACAAAAGATGATGTGCCTGCTATGTTGATGGCAGGTGAATTTGTGTTGACAAAAGACGCAGTTAAAGGTTTAGGTGATGGTAATCAAAGAAAAGGTATACAAAGAGCCTATAATATGATGGATAACTTGGAAGCGAGGGCATAATGGCTGTTCAAACTGTAGAAAACATACAAAGATTACCTCCATTCTTAGAAGGTCTGCAAAAAAGATTGTTGCAAACTGGATTTGGTGAGTTTGATGGTGAAGACCAAACCACGCCAGGTTTGCTTGATACTCCTCTTAACTTACCAAAATTTCAAATTGCAGGTATTGATCCGTTAAGAACTCGTGCAATATCATTGGGTGAAAATTTAGTAGGATCATTTAAGCCTTTTATAGAGGGTGCAAGAGATCAAACTTTAGCTGGTCAACAAGCATTGACATCAGGACTACAATTTTTGCAACCTGAAAGTATAGAAAAATTTCAAAATCCTTTTCAACAACAAGTCATTGATGTTGCTATGAATGAATTAAATAGACAAGCTGACATGAGAAGAGCAGGAACGGATGCTGCAGCTATTGGATCTGGTGCATTTGGTGGATCACG